TAGGGTACGCATCGGCAGGGTTGTGACCCCGATCACCATTGCATGTAAGAATTCACCCTGATACCTGTCGTGATTAGTAGTGTATTCTCTTCGTACCCACGCTTTAAAATACGGGATGTTACTTGTTATGTAGTTCATCGTGTCTGCCCCCAATTCTTTGTAAGATAATTTTGTATGAGGGTAGACTTTAACGCCATATCTTCATTTTTATTCTGTATGAAGCTAGCGTTTATTTGATACAGATTCTTTAGTATGTAGCTCTGTTCGTATGATACGTTACTCGACATCCAGCCGATTATGGCTTTGCGTACCCCCTTTTTTATAGGATTTACGCCGTGAATGTACATGATAGGGAATATTAAAAGTTGTCCCTTGCCTATCGTGTAAGATACTTGTCCAACTTCGTTTTCTAGAACAAACTCTCCGCCTTCGTAGTCGTCAGTGAGTCCGAGAGAAAATCCGTAGTCAAAGTATACGTTACTGTGTTTAGGCGCTGCTCGAAACGAGTCTATATGTTTGTTGTAGTACCCACCCTTCTTGTACTCGTTGTAAAAGTTTACTGAGACTTTGTTAGGGCAGATGACTGACTCTATGTACGGATTATTGTACAATCTTGTGGACACAAGCTGCCGTACTTCTGGCAACATATCCGGACACTCTTCGTTGTCCTTCAAGTTTTCTTCATCGGAACGGGGTTGAGTCTTTGTCCCGTCTTCATTAGTGCCCCACTTGTCGAGGCAATATTCTACTTCTTGTTCTGATAGAAGCTGTATCAGCATGGTATATCTCCCGGCTGGTTTACACGCTTATATCATATATAATAAATTATGTCAAGGGGGCAAGTTGGCCCTGCCCCCCTGAAATATGTTATGTACCGGTCGATACAGTAGCAGACTCGACAGGGTTCTTCGAGATATCCGCAAGAACCACATGAATGCGGAAACGTGCAGCGGATTCGCCAGAAGAGCCACCATCAAGGATGAGAGCATCGATAGTATCTGCAGAAGTCAGGATACGGGCGTTAGAGCCAGACGCACCTACTGCAGCCTCTAAGAATGGTGTGAAGCCAGCAGCGAGAGCAGAGCCGTCAACAAAACAGTCTACATCACCGCCAGTGAAGCCTACGTCCAGAGTAATCTGGGAGTTACCGCGTGCCTCAAGAACCTCAAGCGCACCTGCAACAATCATGGTATCTGCAGGAACATCGATCAGTTGAATGATGTCTCCGCCTGTACCGCCATCTGCAGTATCGTGTACTTGAGAGGTCATCACGTAAGGACGTGCGACATTTCCGGGATGCCCGGTAGTTCCACCATTAGGAGTACGATCAATAGTAGCCATTACTCAGTCCTCCCGATTAGTCTAGGCTAACAACGCCACGGACGATGGCTTCCGGACGGAGAACTTTCCGACCAAAGACATGCAGACCGCGAACGATGTCGCTGAAGGTTTCAGTCGAACGGACAACCTCAGTCTTCGCAATGTGCGAAGCGGTAGCCGTTGAGGACATGTGACCGCCGAGAATCACGTTCTCAGAGCCGTCCGTAGCAAGGCCAGTCAGCGTTACCTGATCCGTACCCGCGTTCGAAACGAGGGCAGTGGACTTGTAGCACTGGAAGCCAGCGATATTGCCCAGCGACACAAGGCCGTTACGCAGCGGGGAAGTCGCATCGCCAGTTACCTGTACTTCTGCGAACTTCGCACCAGCCGAGAACAGGTGCTTGTAGAAAGCCGGGGGTGCGACGAACCAGCGGTTCTCTTCTGGAACAGACTGATCATCGAGGGCTTGAGCCATCACCAGCATAGTGTTGACGGCAAGATCACCGGGGCTGGAGTTGCCACCGATGTCGAGCGCACTGCCGAGCGTACCGATGCCCGAGATTTGAGCAGTGGTCGCACCCGACTCACCGGTAAGACCGGCGTCAGTTGCCATGATGTCAAGGACGTTAGCGTCGTATCTGCGCTTCAAAGCAAACGCACCAGACGAGGTGGAGAGTGCTTCGAAGTTGACGTGAGACTGACGCTCTTCGATGTCGTCAATCTTAAACGAGAAAGCATTTGCTTGATCGACTACCATAGTAATCTGATCGTCAGCAAGGTCTTGCGCGTTGATAACCGAGCCGCGAGTATACGAGGAGACGGTAATTACCGGTTCCTTGATGATGCGGACGGTGTCGCCAAAGTTCTCAATTTCGCCAGCGTAGTCGGTATTCGTAATGTCTTCTACAACCGAAGCGCGACGGAAGAATTTGAGAACCTTTTGGCTAAAGATTTCCGGTGTAAAGTTACCGGAAGGCAGGTTACCATAACCTGCAGCGGTACCAAAAGCCATTGGTTTACCCTTCCTTTGAGGTTTAAGAGTTGAAGTCTATTCGGCCTTCCATGCGTGCCGCGTCGAGTTCTGCTTCGTGCTTTTCAAACTCCCACGGCTTCATCTTGCCGATATCTGAAGCCTTCCAAACTCGCTTTTCACCCGAAACCGATGCAACTTCTTTTGCAGCGGGGGTAGACACAGACATAGCTGCATCCTTATTCTTTCGGGGTCGAGTGGATTTTTTGTTCAAGCCCACATCTGCTTTGTAAAGATCAACAACTCTAGCTGCCCACTTGGCATCTGTAGCGTTGTTGTATACACCGTCAGAAATAGAGTCGGGTTGATCTTTTAGCCACTTACGAAAATCGTCGTTAGATTTTAAATCTTCAAAGTCGGGCTGTAATCGAAGTAGTTCTTGATACGCTCGATCTTTTTCTAGATTTTTCTCACGCTCTTTGATTACATCTAACTGCTGTTCTAGATTTTTAACTCGTGCTTCAGATTGCGAGTAAGAAATCTGTTCGATAGCATCATACATGTCTGGATACTGAACTCGAAAACTTTCCAAGTCTGTCGTCGACTCGTTAGCTTTTACTGCAGGAGCAGGAGCACTAAGGCGAGTCAGAAGACTTTCTTTTTCATTTCGCCACTCTTCTAACTTACCATCGTAGTGACGTTTCAAGTCGTCGTATCGTTTCTTGTAATCAGATGTGCTTTCCTCTTCAGATGTCTGTTCATCGCGAAGAGCAAAACTAGAGGAAGATTCTGTTGCTTCTTGAGGAGTGGCCGACTCTTCATCAGTGTCCTCTTGAGCTTCTAGCTCTTCCGTTTCTTCGTCATCATCCTTATCGACCTCTTCACGATACTTGCCGCGATAGAGTTTTTCGTCATTGACGACGCCGAAAGAATCATTGGGCTTATTGGCTCTGTGGCCTTTCACTTTTTTTGCCATTTGTTTTACCTCATTTGCGGGGCCACTTGGCGTGTGGGTGGCCGCTTCGGTTATGTCGGGGCCGCGTTTACGTGCGGGTGGCCGACGAATAATTAAACGCGTCGAGTTCGCTTGAGTTTCTTTTTAGTTTCAGGAACGCCGCGCTTATTTATCTTTTCTAATTTGTCGAGTCCCATAGCTGCTACAACTTCAGGACGAACATAAATTTCTCCGCTCGAAGCGAGAACAGGTCGCTTCGGCTTATCTAACTCGATGCCTTTTCTCTTGACGTAGTTTTCAGCCTCTTCAATCTCTCTGATGAGGTCCATCTCTCCGGCACGCTTCACAGCCTCTACATTGATCACGTAGCCGTCCTCTTCCGCTTCAGGTATAGGAATATTATCAGCTACAGATTCTGCGTCGGTGACTTCAGATGGGGGCCGATCGATGAAGCCAGACTCTTCTACGTTTCCTTGTAGTTCATTGACTGTTAGAGTGGAACTTTCAGGCACGAGTCGATCTTCGTCTTCTACGAAGCCGGGACGGGCTGCGTTCAAGCCGCCTTCTTGCATACCGACGAAACCGCCTTCTGCCATGAATCTGCCTATATCGCTGAACGGATCAAAAGTGTACTCCCTTTCACGTTCTGCCGCTTGGGCCATCGCCCTCTCTTCAGCAGGTCGAGATGTGAAGTCATATCCGCTACCTCTTCCTTGTGGCGGACCACTATCATCACCACCACCAGTGTCGCCACTAGCCGGAGGAGGTGGTCCACCGTCTCCGTCCGTTGTTGTTGTAGTGGTAACAACCGGACCGGGTTTCTTCACGGTCTTGGCTGGTGTCATCGCATCCGAAGCCTTCGTAGCCATTTCAATGTGGGCTTGGAGATGTGCAACTAGCGCGGACACCGGGGTGCCTGCATTAAAATTTCGAGCACCATTGGCCCACGACTTCGCAATACGCTGTGACTCAATAGCGTTGTACTTGCCACCATTAGTGACCCTAAACGCCGTGCCCGCGAGTCCGTTTCTTGCATCGATCAAGTCAGAAAGGTTGCCCACCTTAGCTACGCCCGTGACAAAATTAAATTTGCCATCGAGTGTGTAGCCGCCTCTGCCTGTTTGTATGAGCGCGGTAGAAAAATCGACATCATCCATAGCTTGATCGAGAACGCTTTTACCAGATGAAATTGCACTCAAAAGAGCCTGACCGCTGTCTACACCGAGTGTATAATTTTCTATGTTACGCGCTACATCTTGCGGGATATCTATACCTTTAAGGCGAAGGTCACCCCTATATCGGGATTCTCCCGGAAGTCGGTAGAGAATACTGCCACGCTCATCTCCGAGCCTAAGCATGAACCCCTTCGCATTCCCGACCGCCTCACTGTTCGCGGGGTCAGAGTTGAAAGTAGCAATGGCGTTTAAATCTTTAAATTCACGCGACACTCTAGCGGTAGCAAGAGGAGCAAAAATACCTCCACCTGTTGAACGAGTTCCTAATCCTGTCGGATCAGTCAAACTCGGAGCAGTTACGAGGGCATCCATGCCAAAAGCCATCCCTGCGGCCATTTCTAGACCTCGTCCAGCCACTGAGGCGAAATCTCCGGCAGCAGATTGAGCGGTATCTATATCCGGCGGATCACCCTTTAACGCGGCACCACTAAACTTGCCGCTACGGTCCATACCTACACTATCGAGGTACGTGTTAAAGTCTCCGTGAATGACATCTTCTGGATTTATAACTTGAAGTGCAGAAGCATTAAGTGCGGGGTTCGATCCGCTGATCAATTGAATTCGATAGTCAGGTTCGGTCGGGTCTTCTTCCCTATACTGACGACGCAACACGTAACGAGGGTCAATCGGTCCTTGTCCGGGTGGAGGAGGGGGTGGAATCGTAGGCGTGGTTGGACCTTGCGGGTCCTCTATTGGTGGTCTACCCCCGTAATAATCGAAAAAACTAGACATTCTTTGCGTTCTCTTTCACAACTGCCTGATGATTACTCTTCAAGTTGAGGAGTGTTTCCAGTAAAACCAGCTTCCCCTGCAACTGGCGCATTTCCGATTCCGACGGCGCGACCGTCAGGGCTTGTACCACCAGCGTCTTGAGGCTGTTGAGGTACTCCTCTAGCCCCTGCCATGCTGGGTTGTTGTTGATCAGTGGGGCCACCATCCGGGCTTGATCCTTGTTGAGCATTTGCCATCATCCCCTGCAACATCTGAGAATATATCTGCGCCTCGTTGACATCGTTGACGAGGCTGTCAGGATCGATGTCTTGCGCGATTGCTAACTCGCGTACGAGATTTGGAATCTTAATGAACGGTGCAAGCATCGGATTCGCTACGGTTTGAAGAAGGGCTGTGAGTCGTTGACTCCGCACCTCTTTTTGCATAACAGCCGCTACACCGCGAGGTTTAATCTCTAAGTCGCCACCGATATCATCCATGCTGTCATTGAATTGCATGTTCCACTGATAGTACGCTTCACCGAGAGGCTTGAGTAGATGATCATCTACGTTCTTGATCACGGTCTTCATCGAAAGGCTTGCGCCGCCCATGAGCATCGAAAGCCCTGCTGCAGTGCGACCAGTGCCGGTGACGCCTGTTTGACCGTGCATAATCGACGGAAGTCCGGTCTCTTCATCTGCAAGCTGACGACTAATCTGATACATCTGAATGTTTTCAGGTGCCGTGTTCGGAAACTTGAGACCGTTGATTGCCGTGCCTGTGACGCCCGACTGTCGACGGAATATCTTGCCGGGGAAGATGTCCATATTCTGGCCCGGTACGAGTGATGCCTCATCTACATCGAACACGAGATTACCTGCGAGAGCGAGGTTGTCGATTGCCATACGAACGTGGCCGTTCATTAGCATCTGCGCGTCTTCCATGTTCTCTGCTACGCCGACGCCCCAAATTTGATAGGGATTGATTTCGTAAGGCATGGCAAAGAAGGGCAGACGGGCCGGAGTGAATGGATTGATCACACAGCGAAGAATAGCATTTCCGCACACCCACGCATTTATTTGCATCTGAGTCATTTCTCCACCGTCGTTTTCGTCGTCTAATAGACCGACAGTGCGTGCCATCTGCGCGTCGATAACCCCCCAATACTCCAAGACTTCGAATCTGTTTTCTTGGTAATATGCGTCCGTTTCGTCTTCACGAATCGTGTCTTCAAAATATTTATCTTCGTAGTTCGGTCCCCTTGCCAGTGCTTCTTCGATTTGCATTTTATCGAAATGTGGCATCAAGATGAGACTACGTAGCTGTTCACGATTCATCCGATGTCGTTGAATGACATACTCGGAATCTTCCATGCTCGCAGCCGATGGATCGGGATAGAAATCCCATATGGATACATGTTCGATGCGAGGAACTAACTTCTCGTACGGATCGTAGGTTCGATCCCCGTTCTCTCCTCGCTGCCACCGATGAATCCGCTTGTACATGTTGAGCGGACCCTTGATAACACCTGTTCCCATGAGGGCCGACTCGAAAATACTTTTACGAATAACAGTAACCGCATTTGTATCGACGAGTTGATCGTGAATTACCTTTTGGCACTTGAGGGCTGACTCTTGTGCCGGAGAAATTTGAGGTTCTCCGATATTTGCCGGTCCCTCGACTACAGGAGCATTAGCAAAAGACTCCTTGTACGCCCCGAGATAGTCGGAAGAGGTTTCGGCTTTCATCGCACCGGGAGCGAGTTCTCGTCCATCACCCTCAAATCCATAAGGGTCCGCAGTCTCTTGACTGTTCACCATGTCATCGATAGGTGTTTTTAGGTGTGCAAATTCAGCGACACCCTCCGGCACGGGAGTTGATTCAACAACGATAGGAAATTTTTTGTTAGCAAAAAGTATGTCTACGATTTGCCCGTACGCTGCAAGAACTTTCGTCTTGGTGATCTTGATGAACACCTTAGATCGTTCGGAGTCTCGGTATTGCGTCGTCGAATCGTAGATACCACGAAAGTTTTTGTACGCCTTCAACCATCGCTGCTCGTACGCGTAACGACCGTTCTCCGAATCTTCGAACTTCGCACGTATATAATCTGCGAGATACGGTGCTTGTTCGTCCGGAGAAACTACCGGGATAGGCTCGTCATCAGCAGGTTCTAGAAACCTATCGTCCATAGAAAGGACTCCTTAGTAATCTCGTTGATCAGCCATGCTGAACAGAGAAGCCTCTACCGTCGGCTTTGTTTGCTGCTTCGGCATATCTTCTGTAAGAACATCAGTCTTCGCGCGAGTGTCGAATTCAAGACCCTCACGATAAAGCTGTGCAGCGCCACCCTGATCGTCGACAGATTCTTTGTCGGCATTCATAATGTACGATTCACCCATGTTCAAATTCATAACTAACTCCTTTTTATCGAGCCATAAAGCTCGGGGTTTCATCTGTAAAAGTTGGGGTTTGATCTATGTTTTGCATCATCGAATCTTGGTTGACAACGCGTTCCATGATATCTTGTGGGCTTCCCTCGCCCATGTCATCCGGCTCCATGAACACATCCATGCGCGCGGCCTCTTCTGCACCCTCCGCCGTGCCTATCGCCGGATAGTAGTCGTACAGAGTAGTTCCTGATCCGCCGGGGCGGATGTTTTCTGCGGCACGTCGCTCTGCAGCCTTACCCTCTTCTAACATGCGTTCTTCGAGAGTTAATTCCGCCGCATCGGCTTCACTTGTGAGAGACATTAAAAATTGACCGGCCAGTGCATACGGATTAGCGACACCGGCTGTCAATCCGACAGCTTGTAAGCCTCTCGAAGTTGCGAAATACGCCGCTTCTTCGAGACCGGTTTGAACAACGAAGTCTGCTACGTCTTCTTTGTCGAGGTCTTCGTTGTCTTCGAGACCCTCTTTGAGAGCGAATGCTGCTACTACTGCCTTGCCTTCCGGACCCTTCATAACACTGAGCAAGCGCCGAAACATATTGCTCTTATCTTCTTCTGTCATCTCCGGCTCATCAACGGGTGCCGCGAGTTGATCCATTGGGTCACTAATAACACGAGCTTGCAAGTTGCCGATTTGATCCATGTTATACGGCGTTCTCATCGT